CCGTATCGAACGCTTATCCACTTGATCAAGCCTGACACTGCCAAACCTATCGTTGCCCACAGGGGCTCCTGTGAGCTTCTCGATGGCACTGGCATATTCCTTCTGAGACTTGGGAGATAGCTCCCCGAACCTGTCACTATCCTTGTACAGGTCGAGGAGCCACCCAACAGTCTGCCGATCGTCCCCAATCGCTTCCTCATACGCACGCCAGACCTCCGACATGGGGGCGTCGGGTGGTGCGAGGTTGATTGTTTTGCCCCACTTCGTCTTGCCGTTGACACGGCCTAGATAGGGCTTGAGACGATATCCGTACTTATCAGCTAAAACGTACGGCGGTAGACTTCCTTGCTTTCTGGCCATCGAGATCTTGCTCCAGCATGTCGTGAGTTGTGCGGGGCTTCCCGTCCCCGCCAGTCACAAATCTTATCTGGTTTTCCCGAAGCCAGTCCACAACCTTGCTGACTTGCTTGTATCCGCTGAGCAACTGCAGGTCATCAAAATCAATCACCGCCATAATCCCTCCAAAAGCTGTGCAGCTTCTCTGAGCTGCTCATCTTCTTGAGGGCGGCCTGCTCAATCTGGTGAACACGCTGCTTGGTGACGTCTAGGGCCTCGGCAACCTGCTGCAGGGTGTGCTCCACCATGCCCTCCAGCCCGAAGCGCATCCTGATGACCTTGGCCTCGGTCTCGCTAATCATCGTTGCCACTCTGGGTAGAACGTGACGTGGTAGTCGCGAATATAGGGCACGCCGACGTCACACCTGCCGTTGCCCTTGCCTTCCCAGCAGCCCACGGCAACGTTCAGGTAAAGCTCTCTGGCCTGATAGCCGAGGTTGCAGTCCCACCGCGTGTCCTCAAAGCTCTGCGTCCACTGCAGGTTCCACGGGTTGGGGTCCATGTGGTAGAACTCGCAGCGACGGTCACCGTCAAGCACGGGCCCGTTAGGCTCCTCGGAGAACCAGCCCCTGAACAGGTAGCCACTGGCCCCTAAGTGCGGCATGTTGTTGATGAACTTGATGATGCCTCCCCTGTCGAACGAATCTGCCGTGAACGAAAACGACGATATAACACCGCGCCCGATTCGGTAGTTGCGTAGAGACCATGCCGACTCGCTGAACAATCCCAAGTCGGTGCCGTCATCCACGACTGGCGGTGGCGGCTCAGGTGGCGGCGTTACCGTCACGACCTCCTCAGAAATCACCTCGCAGGTTCCTGCGCCAACGTCGACCTCAATGGTCAGCTCCTCGCTAACAGCACAAGGGGCTGACAGCGCCAGCAGCGCGTAAACCAGCACGGTGGCGACCACAATGCTGATCGCGTAAATGCCGTAGGTGTTAGTCCTACGCCACACTCTCTTTTTGCTCATAACACCTCCAAGAAGTTATGGGGCCCGAAGGCCCCAGATGATTAGAACGGCAGGTCTTCATCCACTGCCGGCTGCGGTACTGCCTGAGCCTGTGGTGCGGCGGCCTTGTCGGGGTCCGGCTTCCACGTATCCACGCTGGCATATCCCTTGCCTGCCTTAGATAGCTTGGAGTCGATTGAAACCCACTCCTCGCCGGGGTTGGCGGCCTTGAACTCGCGCATGAACTCCGCGAAGGTTGGCAGGTGGATTGATGCCTTGCCGAGAACGAAGTCGGGGGCGTTGGGGTGCTTCTCTTTGGGGTAGAAGCCCTTCACCAGCATTGAGTCTTGATTTTCCATATTCACTTCCTTGTTGATTGAATGAATTGTTGCTGGTCAGCGGTAAGCCGACCCCATACTGCCGTGCGCTCAAACGAGGACAGCTCTGCGATTGTCTCCTGCAGTAGCACCTCGTCCTTTTGCTCGGTTGCCTCGGCGATGCACTCCGCGACAGAGTCGAGGAAATCGTTCGCCTGCTTGACCAGCGTCCTGTGATCGTTCTTGAACGCTGTCTTTTGACCCTTGGGTATCGCCGGGTCGTTAAAGAGATCAATCTGATCCCTCTCTGACAGGGTCCCCAGAAACTCTAGGAAGCCCATCGAATCCTGTGCGCTTATATATTCCCGCGCCTTCTCGTAGTTACTCGCCTCGGTGACGTTAGTGTCTCCGTGGTATAGCGAGATGCCCAAACCATGCATCGCTATATTTTTCACGAGACATCTTTGCTGCGCCGTGTTGAAGTCGAACGCATTCGGGCTTGCAACCGGCTTGTTGCGGTGATCGAGCACCGGCAGCTGCATCTCGTGCGTCAGCCCCTCAACCGTGACCCCGGTCTTGACCATCATCGTGCCGTCAGGCAACGTCATCGGCTCGCCGTAGTAGTAAGTCGAGTTCGGGTATTTTGAGAACAGGAGGTGAACTGCCACACTCCATTTCAGATACTTCAGCCCTCCGTGCTTGACCTCAATGCCGTGCGAGCAGTCCAGCCTGCTCAGCTCTAAGTAACGATTCTCTTTCTCCATTTAGCCTCCTTGCCTCTTGTTTGCGGCGTATGCCTCGAACGCGATCAGGTAGATCATCGTCCAGACCATCGCCTTCCCTGCGTAGTAGCCGACCTCGTGCTCCATTTACTCTCCTTGCTCTTCCATTAGCAGGCGCTGCAGGTACCACTCAGCTTTCTTGAGGTCCTCCAGTGCCTGTCCCTTGAACCTGTGGCGGTGCAGGTACTTGTGCACGTTGCCCAGCAGGTAATCCTTAACGCCAACACCCAACTGTTGCGCGATGTAGTCGATGGCCTCGACCTCGCCCACCCGGTAGTGCTGTGGCTTGTTAACCGTGTCCCACTCGAAGCTGTGATCCGGCTTCTTCTTCTCGCCCCTCATCATCTCGTGATGGTCAGCGGGCAGGACGCAGGTAGCGTCCTTGATGTCGAAGTTCCGGTTGTCGTAGAAGCGGTCCGCCTTGATGGCGTCCCACTCTTCGGGCTTTGCTTCGTTGATGCTCATGCAATCATCTCCAAGTCCACCTCAAGCGACTCGTCGTTGCTCTCGATCTCGTAGCCGTCACACATGAAGCTGACTACTGACATGTAGCCCATCTCCGGCACGTCGTCGTCGACCATGACCGCGTCGCAGTAGCCTGAGTCCAGCGCGGACTGCTTGTCGTTAAAGTAAAGCGTGATGTCGTATCTCAATGGATGCGCTCCTCTGCCTGATTGATGATGATGTGGGCCTCATCGCATAGCCGACCCCATAGCTCTATGAACTTCTCGCAGCTGATGCCGTAGTCGTCACATAGCTCCCTGATCCTTGCTATCTCGATCTCCTCTACCGGCCAGATCGCGTCGATGAGTGACCACATCTCCGATGCTCTTTGGTCAGCTCTCCAGTCCATACTTGCTCCTTAGGTAGTCAATGCTGACGGGCATGTAGTCGAACTCCCCGTCCTGCACGTCGTGAAGCATCCACACGCCTGACCACGTCGAACCCGTGTTGTGCTGCGGGGTGATGTAGCCCTCGTCGTGCGAGTAGAAGATGCCCGCCATGATCCCGGTGATGCGCTTGCCATCAGCACGTACGCCCTCGGCAATGTCACGCTGCTGAACATGGCCCTGAACGAACGACTGGTGACGCTTGGTCAGACCGATGCGTGCGCTACTGATCGAGCGGCCCATGACGCCACTGCAGATGTAGTGACAGAACACGACGCCCTCGATGACGATGGGCTCCAAGAACGGCACGACCTCGAACCCGTGCTCGACGAGGTTGAAGTCGTCGGTGCTGATCAGGTCCTCAAGCTGTGCGTCGGCGTCCACTGCGCGGTTGATGCGGTTCTCATGGTTGCCCATGGTGTACACCAGCCGTGGCTCCCAGCGCTTACGCTTGCCCTTACGTAGCCTGTCCATCTCGGCGTGTATCGGCGCCATGAAGCGATCCATGGCCTCGTTACCTGCGTCGATGTCCTTGACGTAACGCTTGCCCTCCATCTGGCGGCTACCCTTCTTGTCGTAGGACGACAGGCTGGGCATGTCCCAGTGGTCACCGATGTGGACGATGACGTCGGGCTTCATCTTGACTGCGTAGTGCCCCGCCCACTCAAGGTGGTCCGTGTTGACGCCCGGCTTCACCTGCGTGTCAGGGATCACAAGAATGCGTTTTCCTGATGTAGCTGTAGACTTCAAGCTGGGCCTCCTTGCCTTTGGCTTTGCGTTCGAGTTCGTCTGAGAGTCGCTTGGACTCTTCGCGGTAGTGGTCTGAGATGGCTCCTGCTGCGTTGGATCGGGCGTACTGTGCTCGCCCTGTGCAGGCTTCCCTCTCAAGAAGCGCGTTAAGCTCCACGTCGCTTTCGTCTCTGCCATGAATACCTCCGTGTATTTCTCGCCACAGGATCGTGTGGGCGGTTGGGAAGCCCTCCACGTAGTTGTGACAGTAGGCGCACAGTGACAGTGCATTCTTGGGGTCGTATCGAACCGACCAGTGACCCCGGCTAATGAAGTGACTGCATTGCAGGCCCTGCGGCTTGTCGCTGTAGTCCTTCTCGCATCGCTGGCACTTCCACTCGGCAGCCTTTCGGATGCAGTCGCTAAAGTGCTTGTCAGCAATGTTGCGTTTGATCTTCCCTCCGAAGCCCATCAGTGAACCAAGCGCAGATGGGGCCGACCATCA